ATTAGATCCAAATTGGAATAACACTGTAACAATTAACGGAGGAATAGGTACCATACCTTATATGAAAGGTGCTTGGCCTAATAGTGTAGACTCTGGTGCAATTACTGTTGGCTCTTTAAGTAACCGTGCTGACTTTAGACGATCTTCTTTTAGTAACTTTGGACCAGCTATAGATATATTTGCACCAGGACATAAAATTTTATCTGCATGGCCTAATCCTGATACTATCGCCGGTAGTTTAAACGGAGAAGGCATAGTAGACACAAAAGGAGCAACTCGAGGCAGCGGCAATTGGTTTTATCCTATCAACGGGACTAGTATGGCCAGTCCTCAAGTAGCTGGTATAATAGCCTGTGCAGCAAGTGGGAAGAAAAGATTTTCACAAGGAGATGCTTACAGTCTAATACATAATACTTCTGAACGTAATGACATGTCATTTGACATTGCAGGCGGTTTATACAACGATGATACTTCTCAACACAATAGCCCTAACGAATACGTGCTTTCTCATAACCCAAGAAAGTCAGAAGGATATATTAGCGGATGGAATGGCAACACTTTAAAGGGTAAACGCAAGTCCAAAGACGTATCGAGGGGATTAACATCTCAAGCACAATTATTTCCTAGACAGAATACTTTAGTTGATATAGATCCGGAATACACCTTAAACACAAATGGTGTAGTTACAACTAACGAAGGTTCTAACGTAACCTTTGTACTACAAACAAAAAATGTAAGTCCAGACACACAAATACCTTTTACTATAACAGGTGTATCTAGTGCAGATATCGACGGCGCAAGTTTGACAGGAGTATTTACAGCATTGTCTGGTACTTCGCAAATATTTAACATAACAAGCGATAACTTACTCGAAGGTTTAGAAACAATGACTGTTACGCTAGATGGGTTAGGTGTAAGTGCAGCAGTCGGAATCAATGATACAAGTTACCCTAATTGGGATCCAGGTACTGACATTACAACTGCATTTTGGTTAGATGCTTCAGATACAGGCAGTTACACACTCAGTGGAAGCAATGTAACAGCAGTAACAGACAAAGCAGGCAATGCCACTGTTACAGTAAATGGCACTCCTAATACTAGCACTACACTGGACGGCAAGAACGTATTTACATTTGTTCCGAATGAAGATTTTACCACCGACGAGATTACACAAGCCAGCAATGGCAATCACTGGGCAATAGGGTTGATGCAATGGAACACTCGCAACAACTCACAGGATAGTTTCTGGAGTACAGAAAACAACAGCGGATCAATAGCAAATAAAAGAGACTATGCTATTAGTGCTGGTGCCAGTAACTTTGATGGTGAGTTGGATTTAGACGGATTAGTTTCAGGCAGGATATCATCCACCATAGGAAACAAACAGGATTTTGATTCAGGTGTAGCACAAAACACTTGGATTATTATGGTTGTTATATTCAACAAGACAGGCAATCAAATTGCACTAAGGGTTGACGGTACAGATGCATTTACACCTGTGAATGATTATGACAACTCACTAGACACCCTTATGGATCTACGTATCTTCCGTAACAGATCAAACGAAAGAATGGGCGGTAAAATGGCAGAGTTTTTCTCATCTGCAACTATTCCAGGTACAGGCAGTACAGACATCTCAACTGTAGAAAAAGCAGAAGGTTATCTTGCCCATAAATGGGGATTGACCGGAAGCTTGCCATCAAACCATCCATATAAGAATACTCAACCATAAATACTTTATGAGCAGAAGATTCGCCCAAGGTAAGTTTCATATGAAAAACCCAGACAAGTATATGGGTAATACCTCGCCGACATATCGTAGCGGCTGGGAATATCATTTCATGAAGTTTTGTGATGACCATCCTAATGTAGAGAAATGGGTAAGCGAAGGTATACGCATACCATATCGAAATCCGTTGTCAGGTAAACAAACAATATATGTACCAGATTTTTTTATTAGTTATATGGATGTGTCAGGTAAAAAACACAACGAGTTAATAGAAGTAAAGCCTAGTAATCAAGCACTAAAAGAAAAAGTAGGCAAGTCGAAATACAATCAAGCACACTATGTCATTAATCAAGCCAAGTGGGGCGCAGCAAGAGCATGGTGTAAACAGAAAGGTGTGATCTTTCGTATTGTAACTGAGCAAGACATTTTTCACACTGGTGGTAGAAAGTGATGCTTAGTGATACATGCATTTATATTAATAGTTCTTATTGGATCAGGTGAAGACGCAAAACAACAGCCTAGTCCTATGTATTTTAGAAGTATAGACGTCTGTCAATACTATGCTAGACGTATACCGATGCAGTATGGAAATTATGGCAGTAAATGGATGGTACCTGAGGAACATAGAATTACTGCATATTGCAAGCCTGTAAAAGTTAACCCCCAAAATACTACTGTATATGATCGTTAAATTTGCTAAATAATAGTAGCATATAATGGAACGTTTACATGACTAAAAAATTAGAAGACTTATTAAATTTGCCAGATTCTAAAGAAATTATTCAAGCAGCAGAAAAAGAAGAAAAGAAAGAGGTTAAAAAAGAAATAAAAGCTCAAGAAAAAACATTTCGTGATATAGAAGAGTTTGATAAAATTAGTACAGCATTGCCAGCTGTTAAAGGCTTAGGCGAAATGGCTGATAAAGAGCTTAACGAAGTTGCTGACAAAGCAATGACTGCATACGACGATTTAATGGATTTAGGTATGAATGTTGAAAGTCGTTACAGTGGCAGAGTGTTTGAAGTAGCAGGAACAATGCTTAAAACATCATTAGATGCTAAAATTGCAAAACTAGATAAAAAATTAAAGATGGTAGACTTGCAATTAAAGAAAGAAAAGATGGACAAAGACAATAATCCCCGCGGTGATGGCGACATTGTAAGCGGTGAAGGGTATGTTGTTACTGACCGCAATAGCTTATTACAGAAGCTTAAAGGCATAGATAATGATAAATAATGTATAAGGAATTACAATGAGATCATTCGCAGATATTTTAACAGAATCTAAAAAGACATATGAATTCAAAATAGGCGTTGCAGGCGAACTACCAGAAGGTTGCGTAGATAGCTTAGAAACATGCTTAGAAAAGTTTTCACTAGTAAACATGTCAACAGGTAAGAAAACACCAATTCAGGAACGTCCACTAGACTTTCCGCAGCTACAAAATATGGAAGTTACATATTATGATGTAGAAGTTTCGTACCCAACAACAACACAAGTACTACAAGAGTATGTTGGTCGTTGCTGCGGTATTAATCAAAGTCACATCATTGTACGTGGTGCAGATGATCCTAGAATTGAAGAACAAGAAGAAAAACAAGACGGCCCATACGAACCTATCTTAACTAAAGAAGAGCTAGAAAGCGAGTCAGGCCAAGATGCAGTAGCAGGTAATAGAGTAATGGACTTACTTAAAGAACTAGAAACTGCTCGCAAAGAACGCGATCACGATCCTGCAAAAGCAGCTACAACGGAGAAATAAAATGAATATGAAGCGATTAATCGAATCAATGGATAACATCGAAGAGTGTGGTATGAATGCTAGTGCTGATCCTATGATTGCACCGCAACCTGCAGACGAAGGCAGCCCAGTAACAATGAACATTAGTTTAAATGCTAGTGGTGAAAAGAATGTATCTGATTTACTTAATATGATGAAAAATGCAGGTCTTAAAGATGCAGAGCCAGTAACACCAGCTATGCTGCCAATGCGTCAAGATATGGAAAGACTAAATGCTATCGTAGGCGAACCAGATGATCAACCAGACATGGAACCATCAGTAGGCCAAGAAGAAATTGGTATGGATGACGAAGCTGAAGAAGCTTATGATAATGCTCCGGATCCTGAATATGGCGATCATCAAATGATGACTAAAGATTTATCAGGTGGTTTAAACCGTGAAAAGAAAATGCACAAGCCAGCAGCAGGCGGCGACAATGCAATGGCAATTGAAGACGGCGAAGAAGAGTCATACTCAATCAAAGGTAAAAGCCCAGAAGCACAACAAGAACTAGCAAGACGTGCAACTGGTGTAGATGTAGAAACACTTGAGTCTCAGCTTAAATCAAAGCTAATGTCTGCACTAAGCGAAAAGAAAAAGCAACCAGATCTAAATGACGACGGCAAGAATGACTTCAAAGATGTTCAGATTGCACGTAAGAACGCAGCAGCAAAAACAGCAGCTAAAAAGAAATAAGAACGTTCTACCGACAGAGCGAACGGCCCAAATAGCACCTTAGGGTGCTATTTTTTTGGTTAAATATAATATGAACATTAGTATAGAGAAAACACCTAAGCAAGTTTTATCTCACTATGCAGTTGATACCGCAAGTGCAGTTAGCATAACACATTTGCCAGGTACACACTTATCAAAAGTAAAAGACGCTGCTATTGAACTAAATGAAATTGCAGGTAGTGCAAAAGCTGTAATGCATATAGGTGCTAGAAATATTCAGACTGAATCTGAATTGCATGAAACATGTATTGCTGCAAAGAAAGCCGGTATTGATAAAATATTGTGTATAGGCGGCAGTACATATGAAGGTAAAGTATACCAAACTGTATTTGACTTATATGATCAATTAGCACCGTACGGATTTGAATTATCCTGTGGTGTATATCCTCAATCAGAAAGTTTTAACAATGTAGAGTGGGTACGCTACAATAAGTTTAGAGGCGGCGGCATATCGCAGTTGTGCTTTAACCCTAAGATACTAAACAATTGGATTAAGAAAACTAAGATAGGTGTGCCTAGTAATTGTAGTCTAAAAGGCTTATATAAATATATTAGACTATGCGGGTTGACAGATAGTTTAGCACATGCACTAGGTAATCTAAAAGGTATGCGGTATGTAACTACTGACGGATTTAATACAGTTAAGTTTGTAAAGGATCTTAACGGACAAGATATTCATATCTATAATTTTGGAAAACTAGATCAAACATTAATGCAGTTGGAGTTTAAATGAGCAAATCACTTGACGGTGTTCTTATTAAAAAAGCAAATAAGCAAGAACAATTTACCGAAGAACAAATACAGGATTTACAAAAATGTATGGATCCTGATACTGGGTATCTATACTTTGCAAAGAAGTTTGCATATATCCAACATCCAGTAAAAGGTAAACTGTTATTTGAACCGTTTGATTATCAGCTAGGACTAATGCACTCGTACCATAACTATCGATTTAATATCAATATGATGCCTAGGCAAACAGGTAAGACTACGTGTGCTAGTATATACCTAGCATGGTATGCTATGTTTGTACCAGATCAGACATGTCTTATTGCTGCACACAAGTACACAGGTGCCCAAGAGATTATGTCTCGTATACGCTTTGTTTATGAAAGTTGTCCTGATCATATTAGAGCAGGTGTCACAAGTTACAACAAAGGCTCAATAGAGTTCGAAAACGGAAGTAGAATAGTTAGTCAAACAACAACAGGTAACACAGGACGTGGTATGTCAATTTCATTACTATACTGTGACGAATTTGCATTTGTTATGCCTAATATTGCTGAAGAGTTTTGGACTTCGATATCACCTACACTTGCAACAGGTGGTCGTGCTATTCTTACAAGTACACCGAACTCAGATGAAGATACGTTTGCTACTATTTGGAAACAAGCCGAAGATAAGTTTGATGAATACGGCAACGAGCAAGAGCTAGGTACAAACGGTTTTCACTCGTTTATTGCACATTGGAGCGAACATCCTGATCGTGACGAAGAATGGAAGAAGGCTGAAATCGGACGTATCGGCGAAGAAAAGTTTCGTCGTGAATACGGCTGTGAGTTCTTAGTCTTTGATGAAACATTAATTAACAGTCTTAAACTTGTAAACATGACAGGGATTTCGCCAATCACTAACATGGGACAAATACGTTGGTATAAGAAGCCAACAAGTGATTATACATACTGTATTGCATTAGATCCATCGATGGGAACCGGGGGTGACTATGCTGCAATACAAGTATTCGAATTACCAACATACAAACAAGTTGCTGAATGGCAACACAATACAACTGCTATTCCAGGACAGATTAGAGTTCTATCTGAGGTGTGCAAATACCTAGTAGAACAAACGCAAAACCCGCAAGGAATTTACTGGAGCGTGGAGAACAATGGCATAGGCGAGGCTGCCCTTATCGTTATAAACGACTTCGGTGAAGAGAACATTCCGGGTTTGTTCGTCAGTGAGCCTATCCGCAAGGGCCACGTCCGTAAATTCCGCAAAGGATTTAATACTACACACAGTACAAAAATTACAGCGTGTAGTCGATTAAAAACCATGGTCGAAAATGATAAAATGGAAGTATTAAGTAAGCCATTGATATCAGAACTAAAAAACTTTGTTGCAACGTCAAGTTCGTATCAAGCAAAGCCTGGCACGACTGATGACTTAGTAAGTGCAACTCTGCTTGCTATCCGAATGATGGCAGTGCTTAAAGATTGGGACCCGCGAGTATATGATTCGTTTAATCAAACAGATGATTTAGACGATTACGATATGCCAATGCCTATCTTCATTAGTAGCAATTATTGATAAATACATTATGAAAGATCTTAACACAATAGGCGAAGAATTATTCGATAAAATTAGAGGTCGTTTTCCTAGCGTCACTATCGGCGGCGAAGACGGCAAGACTACTAACGAACCAACAGACGCTAGATTCTTTGATTTTGAATATCAAGAATCAGGCAGACCGCTTGGTAATGTAAGTGTGTCTATATCAGAAGATGACGGCCTAACAGTAATATACTCCAAAGATATTGTTGCCAACGAAGATAGTGCAACAAAGAATACATGGTTTGAATTTTTAAAAGACCTTAGACAGTTTAGCAAAAAACGACTAATGGACTTTGATGTAAGAGATATTACTAAATCAAATTTAACAAAAAGAGATTATAAATTTTTAGCGAACAGACGTTTCGGGGACAGTAATATGAACGAATCAAAACTATATGGCACAGCACGTACTAGCTATCAAAAGGTTGGCGAAGCACGTATAATGATTAAGCATACAGAAAATGTAAACTTAGAAGCATCCAATCCACGTACAAAAAAGATTGGTACTATCTACATTGAAAGTGCAGGCGGTGAAAGATTCAAGTATCCATTTAAGCACCTAAGCGGCGCAAGAGCAATGGCTCGTCACGTAGCAGAAGGCGGCAACTTGTATGATGACTTCGGTTCGCACATTATTGGACTATCAGAAGAGATGGCAAAACTACGCAAGTTTAAATCATACATGGGGCGTTCAGCAGTAATGGCCGAAAGCCTAAGCGAGTATGTTGATGTTGTTAAAGATCGTATCAATACAGTAAGAAAAACAATTACTGCATTACAAAAACCAAAGTTTTATGCAGAGGCATTTGCTGCATATGAAGTACCTATTTTAGAAGATGTACCAGCAGACGTTGCAGAGAACTGGACTGATCAACTTACTATTAAACAGTTTAATGAAGAACTAGCAGATGTATTCCCATACATTTATAAACTAGTAAGCGAAGCAACAAAAGCACAAGATCTAGGCCCAGATGATTTGATAGACGAATCAGCACTTATGGCTTATGCAGGTGAAAAGAAGCACGGCAAAGCTGAAAAGACAAAAGAAGAGATTGCTATAGAGCAAGGCTTTGACAAAATGATGGGTCAGTTTGCAGAAGGCGGCATGTCCGACATTGATATCCAAGCACAAGAATTTGCACAAGATGCAATTCAAATGGCCAAAGACATTCAAAGAGATGATTATTACTTTAGTGATAGCACATACTTTGAATTTACTGATGGGCTAGACATGGACAACGATGCACTGATAGATCATGAGTTAGTGCAAACCGTGTTAAGAGCACTTCCAAATGTTGATATGGAAGATGAAGAAATCAAGCAAGCAGTTGATGCACTAGCAAACATGAACATTGAAGAAGATAAAGAAGTAGACGAAGCATACATTAACAATGCAAAAGATGCAGTTGATGTATTAGGCGCATTGCGTGGCAAAGGCAAAAAGATTGAAACCGGAGATGGCGAGTACGCTGGCAACTTAGCAAACGAGTATGCAAACGATGTATGGGATGTATTTACATGGTTGCAAAATAAAACTCAAGATTTTAGAGGCATGGATAAAAACGCTAAAGCTGCAATTGACGCAATGATGAAACTACGTGGCGAAGCAAAGAAGTTAGAAACTGAGCCAGGATCAGGTAAGAACGGCAAGTTTGGTAATGCTATTGTAACTGTATTGTATCCAGTAATGGAATTAATTAATGGTATGAAATTAGAAGGCGGAAAAGATCATGATGACGATGGCGACATTGACTCAGACGATTATATGGCAGCAAAAGACATTGCAATTAAAAAAGCAATGGGCAACGACGATGAAGAAACAAAAGACAAAAAAACACCTCTAGGTGAGTTTATTCTAAGTTACTTCGATAAAGAGTCAGGTCAATTTCCAAAAGGCGAAACTGCTGTATTAACCATGGTAGAAAAAGATTATGGTGAGCAGTTTATTAATCCTGCTAAGTCATTCATTGAGCAAGTATCAGCAAAGTTCGAAGAGTGGCAAATGCGTGATCAACCACAGCAAATGGAAACAGACAACGAAGAGTACGACAGAGTACGTCAACTAGCTGGACTAAGATAAATCCAATAATAAAGCATTTTATGCTTGACAAGATAAATAATATCGTGTAGTATGTAATAGTGCTGCACACTTAGGCACACGACTTAAACAACGACATAGGCAACATATTAGGAGGCACAACTATGGCATCATTAGCAGAAATCCGAGCGAAGCTCAAAGAACAAGAAACACGTTCAACAGGTGGTTCAACAAGCGGCGGCGATAACGCAATTTACCCATTTTGGAATATCAAAGAAGGCGAAAGTACAACTTTCCGTTTCCTTCCTGACGGAGACGCAGACAACACTTTCTTCTGGAAAGAGCGTTTGATGATCAAACTACCGTTCCAAGGTATTAAGGGTGAGACAGACTCACGTCCAGTACAAGTACAAGTTCCATGTATGGAAATGTATGGTGATGGATGTAACATTCTACAAGAAGTACGTGGTTGGTTTAAAGACCCTGCTCTTGAAGATATGGGTCGTAAATACTGGAAGAAACGTTCTTATATCTTCCAAGGCTTTGTAACGGACAATCCGCTAACAGACGACACTACTCCTGAGAATCCAATTAGACGTTTTATTATTGGTCCTCAAATCTTTCAAATTATTAAGCAGGCTCTTATGGACCCTGACATGGAAGAACTACCAACAGATTATACTGCTGGTGTAGACTTCCGTCTTAACAAAACATCAAAAGGTGGTTATGCAGACTATGGCACAAGCACATGGGCACGTAGAGAGCGTCCATTAGGCGATGCTGAAATGGCAGCAGTAAACACACACGGCTTGTTTAACATGAGCGACTTTTTACCTAAGAAACCAGGCGAAGTAGAAGTTAAGGTAATGTCAGAGATGTTCGAAGCATCTGTAGATGGCGAAGCATATGATGCAGAACGTTGGAGTCAATACTTCCGTCCTGCAGGTATGCAAGCACGTACAGGTGATCCAATGAAAGCAGCATCACCACAAGCAACTGCTACAAGTCAAAGTGCACCGACACCTGCTCCAGCAGCAGATCCACGCAACGATGACATTCCTTTTAAGTCAACTGAAGAAGCAGCAGCAGAAGCGGCACCAGCAGCAGCAGCTGAACCTGCAGGCGGAGCACAAGACATTCTTGCAATGATCCGCTCACGTCAAGGTTAATACGACTATATGGCCCCTACGGGGGCCAACTATCTAGCTTAATAAGGAGTAACTATGGCTAAATCATTTGATGTTAGTAAGTTCCGTAAGGACTTAACAAAAAGCATATCAGGCATGAGTACAGGCTTCAATGATCCAACTGATTGGATTAGCACAGGCTCATATGCACTGAACTATCTTATTAGCGGCGACTTTCACAAGGGTGTTCCGCTCGGTAAGGTAACTGTATTTGCAGGCGAATCAGGCGCTGGCAAGTCATATTTTTGTGCAGGTAATATTGTAAAACATGCACAAGAACAAGGTATCTTTGTAGTACTAATTGACTCAGAGAACGCACTTGACGAATCGTGGCTACACGCACTAGACGTAGACACATCAGAAGAAAAACTACTTAAACTAAACATGAGCATGATTGATGACGTTGCTAAAACTATTAGTACGTTTATGTCAGACTACAAATCTATGGCAGAAGAAGATCGCCCAAAGGTACTATTTGTAGTTGACTCATTAGGTATGTTACTAACACCTACTGATATTGATCAGTTTAACAAAGGTGATATGAAAGGTGATATGGGTCGTAAGCCTAAGCAATTGACTGCACTTGTTCGTAATACAGTTAACATGATTGGTAGTTGTAACGTAGGCTTAGTATGTACTAACCACACTTATGCATCACAGGATATGTTTGATCCAGATGACAAAATTAGTGGCGGTCAAGGCTTTATCTATGCATCAAGTATTGTTGTTGCAATGAAAAAGATGAAACTAAAAGAAGACGAGGCTGGTAATAAGATTTCAGAAGTACGTGGTATACGTGCAGGCTGTAAAGTTATGAAGACTCGTTATGCAAAACCGTTTGAAGGTGTGCAAGTAAAGATTCCATACGAAACAGGTATGAATCCTTATAGCGGACTAGTAGAATTGTTTGAAAAGAAAGGCTTGCTAGAAAAGCAAGGCAATCGTCTAAAGTATATCGACGTAAATGGTGAAGAACACCTTGATTATCGTAAGCAGTGGATCGGCGACAAGCTTGATATGATCATGAACCAATACGAAGAAAAACTTGCTCCTGTGCTAAATAGTGACACAGTAGATGCCGACCTTATTGATGAAAATGAGGAGAGCTTCGAATAAAATGAGGAGCAATTCTAAAATGAATGAAGAACAAATAGCCGATATTTGGTCTTTGTTTAAAGAATATTTAGACAAAAAACAAATCGAACTAGTTGCCGAGAAGTATGTAGATCTTCTTGCTGACTACGGAATAGACGACATTACCTTAAAAGATTGCATTGGTGTAGACGCAAGTCTCGACAATGCAATTAGTTATTTCTTACAAATCGACGAAGAAGACTTAGTCGACGAAGATAATGAATGGGAAGACTAAATGGGATGGTATAGTAATATCAGCAGGGACATTAACCAGATCCCTGCTGCTATACAATATTTCGAAACAGAACTTGTAGATGCAAAATTAGAAGTAAAACTAAAAGGCAATGTAGAACGTGCAGCGTCTGAAATGCCTGGTATAGTTGAGCATCGATTTAATCAGCTACAAGAACTAGAAGCCATATTAAACTATTTAAATATTGAGCTGCGAAGACTACGCAGTTCTTTCTTTAAACAATATCTTGAAAACTATCAACGAGCTCTGTCAAGCCGTGACGTAGAAAAATATGTAGACGGTGAGGCAGACGTTGTTGACTATGAAAAGATTATTAACGAGTTTGCGCTAATGCGTAACAAGTGGTTAGGTGTACTTAAAGCTCTTGATCAAAAGCAATGGCAAATTACAAACGTAGTCAAGCTTAGAGTTGCCGGCATGGAAGACGCATCACTTTAATATAAATATATTAAGAGGTGCAACAATGAAAATTATAATGAAAGGCTTTCCAGCACCAGTGACTGGTCACTATACCCACTGGCAGGAAGGAATGCAAAAACATGGAGATCATTTTGAAATGATCTCAATGAATACTGATCCTAACACTTGGATACAATCTGATTGCTATTTACAGCAAAATATGAAAAAACCTAAATGGTATCTTCCTAACAGAATTAATAAGGAAGGAAAACATTACGATTTTATTTCATCATCAAAAAAACCTTTTATAGTTTATGATGCATCACCTTTTAGAAGATTTGGACAATATAAAAAATATGGATGGTGGAGTTACAAAACACACGAAGGCGAATGGAACACTGATAATGTAGATATGGAAAGATGGAATAAATTTGCATCTGCAAATAATGTTGTGTTTAAAGATTGGCACAGTCCTGGAAATAATATATTATTAATGGGGCAAAAATCAGGTGATAGTGCATTATCAGATCTCTACGACAAAGGGTTATCGCTTGAAGATTGGTTACTATCTACTATATTAGAAATTAGAGCAAACACAGATAGACCTATTGTGTATCGTGCGCATCCTAGAAGTGTAAAGCATACAAATATTTTTATTAATCAAATAATTAGACAGTATAGAATTTCTAATTTACATATTAGTCCTAACACTGAAAAGGGTGCAAATGTCGGTGGCGCTGGGTTATATACTGACTTAAAAAATGCATATTGTGTAGTGACACATTCAAGTAATAGTGGTGTCGAAGCCGCAGAGCAAGGAATACCGGTATTTGCCTTAAACGCAGGAAGTGCAGTATATCCTATTGCACATCATGATTTAAGTAAAATTGAAAATTTAAACTATAATATTGATCTTAAAGAATGGCAAAGAAAAATAGCATATACATTCTGGAATACCGACGAAGTTAAAAACGGTAGCTGCTGGTCGCATTTTAAACCTGTGTATTTCAATATGTAATAAATTTTTATTAATTTTATATATATAAATTATGCTTGTAAATAATCTAGGTATCATTTGGCCTAATAAAAATATATCAACATCTAATGTGTTAAATAGGCTTAAACAACTATCTAATGTTACTTACGAGTACAAGTTAGAATTAGAAAATTTAAGCCAGTTAATTTTTGATGTGTATTCTTTTGATAAGGGTTTAAAAGTTTTTAAGGCAGAAAACATTCTTGCTAAATTAGAAAGATTAAAAACACAAGGTCATAATAAAGTAACTTTTGTTGAATTTAGCAATCAAACTTTTAAACATACTGTAAAATCTAGAAATCAAATAAGAGAAGAATTTAATGCAATGACAGATAGTCCTGCATTTGATATTTTTCATTGTGCATCTAATTCAAATGAATATACTCATTTATATAATATTATTTTTAGTACAGCAACATTAAAAAGCTACACTATTCGTCCGCAAATGACTGACAACCTTATTTCTCGACTAACAGATTTAAAAAAATGGGCTAGAGACACAAATACATCTCTTTCAGATATTTGTATAGTCGGAGGCGCAGTTTTAGACTTATACGGGTATAAATTATGTGATGATATTGATATTGTAATAAAACAATCAATACGAGATGAACGAAATTACGGTTCTAAACCAAAGCTTTTGACAGATGGCATAGACATTGTTAAAAGTAATTATTCTCGAAAAAAGAAAATTGGTAAATGGTTTACCGATGACGAATTAATTTATAAACCTAACCTTTTTGTACAAGCATGTGGTATAAAGTTTGCTAGTTTAAAGATTGTTAATTTTAGGAAACAATATAGTGCTAGGCCTAAAGATCTAGCAGATGTAGAAAAAATTAAATTTAATATGCAGCTTTCCAAAGTACATAAAATAGATACAATAGACTTATTGTTTGACGATAGACTAGATATAATTTGTAAATATATGTTTTTTAAAGATTTACAAAATAGCACTCAAGATTCTAAAATTGAAGATATGTATAGAGATCACATATTCCGCAGGACTAGGGGCAAAGGTGATAATAAAAATTCTATTGATGAATATGTAAGTGCTGCTAAGAAGCTATTTGATTCTATGAAGACTAATGGATTTAATTCTTTGTATCCGGTGCCATATACATCTAAAGGGATAAAGAACGGCGCTCATAGAATTGCTTGTGCGTTAGCATTGGACATTAAACAAATTGATGCAGTAGAAGTAATTAATAATGTTAAGAATTTGCCGTGGGGTGAAGATTTTTTTAACGACAAGGATATTGTTTATTTAAATGAAGTTAAAACAAAATTAAAAATAGTTCAGACCTAAGTATCTTAAACTAAAAAAGTAATAATTACTTGTATGGACATAGTAATTGTTACAGGAGGGTTTGATCCTCTACATTCAGGACACATAGCATATTTTGAAGCAGCCGCTAAACTTGGAAAACAGCTATGGGTAGGTGTCAATTCAGATGAATGGCTAATCCGTAAAAAGGGCAGACCATTTATGCCATGGTCTGAACGTAGTAATATTATAAAAGCATTAGCATGTGTAGATAATGTTTTTGAATTTGATGATAGTGATAACACTGCTGTAAATGCAATAGGACATGTTCTGTCAACTACGACCGATAATATTATATTTGCGAATGGTGGAGATAGAACCAATACCACAACTCCGGAATACAAAATATACGGAGAATATCCTAGTGTTGAGTTTGTTTTTGGTGTTGGCGGTGAAGATAAAAAGAATTCAAGCAGTTGGATATTAAGCGATTGGAAGTCTCCTAAGACAGACCGTCCTTGGGGATTTTACAGAGTGTTAGACACAGGACCAGGCTGGGCAGTAAAAGAACTTACTATAATGCCAGGCAAGAGTTTATCAGATCAACGTCATCATCATAGATCAGAACATTGGCATGTAGTACAAGGCACTGTTACTATTGATACTGATTGGAATAATGTGCAGCAGACTACTGACGTACACCCGCAGCAAAGTTACGACATAGGTAAGCTAGTATGGCACCGCCCACATAACAACACAGACGAACCTGTTAAAATTATTGAAACGTGGTTTGGAGACATACTAGAAGAATCAGATATAGAACGGAGAGAAGAATGAAAGTATTTGTAGGATATGATTCGAGAGAAGATATTGCATATCAAGTGTGTAAGCACAGCATTTTAAACAAACAGCCTAATGCAACTGTTACTCCGTTGATTCAAAAAGAATTAAGAGAACAAGGTCGTTATACTCGTCCAGTAGACAAACTTGCATCAACTGAATTTACATTTACACGTTTCTTAATACCGGAGCTATGTAACTTTAATGGATGGGCGTTGTTTATGGATTGCGATATGATACTGCTTACAGACATCAAAGAACTATTTGATCAATGCGACGACAAGTATGCAGTAATGTGTGCGCATCACGATTACACGCCTAAAGAAGGCACAAAGATGGATGGGCAAACACAAACAGTTTATCCACGCAAAAACTGGTCAAGTGTAATGTTACTAAACTGCGGACATCCTAGCAACAAAAAACTTACACAAGACTTAGTTAATGACGAAAGTATTACAGGTGCATACTTACATAGATACAGCTGGTTGGATGATTCTGAAGTAGGTGAAATATCACATGAATGGAACTGGTTAGTAGGTTGGTATAATCAGCCACAAGACGGCAAGCCTAAGTTGTTACACTACACAGAAGGCGGCCCATGGTTTGAAAACTATCGTAATTGTGAATATCATTACGAATGGAAAACTGAACTCCATGAGATGATGAATGATAACGTGCCTAAGTAAAAATAGACAAGACGTCTATATAAACATGTTAGCAAAGGGTGCTAATTTATCTATTACGGACTACCATAATGATTTGCCTATTACTCCTGTTGTTATTAGAAGTTTAGCAAAGGCTGATATACTAAAATATAGAAAAGAAAATAATCTTCCTTTTTACTACATGGATACTGGATACACAGGCGGTCATGAAAAAGTTACAAAAGAAGACCTAAAGCCTATACATCGAATTGTTTATAATGATTTACAACTTAGTGAGATAGTTGAACGGCCAAGTGATAGATGGAAAAAGTTTGGACATAATATTAATAATAGACGTACAAATGGAAAATACATACTAATAGTACCACCTTCGGATAAGCCCTGTAGATATTATAATATTGATGTTAATAAATGGATACCTGAAGTTAGAAAGTTAATTAGACAACACACTGATCGACCTATTAAAGTGCGGCTAAAAAAGTCTAGACAATATCGTCGAAGAGTAAAACCTTTATATGCAGATTTACAAGATTGTCATGCACTAGTAACATATCAAAGTATTGCAGCAATTGAAAGTATTTTATTTGGAGTACCTGCTTTTACACTAGCACCTTGTGCAGCAGATCCAGTAGCAGACAAGGATCTTAGCCAGCTTGATAACCCAACGGTACAAGATAGAGATAAAATACATAAGTGGGCCCATCATTTAGCGTACGGACAGTTTCACGTTAATGAATTAAAAGATGGAACTGCATGGAGAATATTACATGCTTAATAATGTAAGGATATAAGATGAAAAATAGAATTAATTTGTTTATGTTGAGCGGCGAAAACGATTATTTAAAAACATTATTAAGAGATATGCATTTTGGTATTATTAATTGTTATAGCAAAAACTTATTAAGCACTAGTGTATCTGATAACAACTACACAATGATTATTGACAAATTATCTAAACAAGAAAAGATATGTGTAGATATGATTTATGCAGAAAAATTTAAAACATGTAATGTAGCAATTCAGTTTGGAGGAGTGAAAGCAAGAGAAACATTACATCATGCAATCAAAACAGATATTAAAGATAAAGCAAATAATATTGTTTTTTTAGAAACTCCGTTGTTAGGCAGAAAAATAGATAATAACAATGCATACGAATATTATAGATTAGGAGTGAATGGTTTTTTAAATGGTGAAGGAGACTTCAATAATAAAAACTGTCCGGATGACAGATGGCAAATAATAGCAAAAAAATACGGTTATTCTCCTAAATTCAAAGGTTGGAAAGATCATACAAAAGGACCTATACTATTAATAACACAATTACCAGGTGATTCTAGTTTACGTCACCAAAATCACGGCGAATGGATTTGTAACACTGTAAGAAAAATAAGGCAACGTACAAATAGAGAAATACGTATACGATTACATCCTGCCTTAAGCGAAAAAGGTAAAACAGCTTTATTTGGTGATATTAAAGAGTTGTTTATAAAAAATACACCGGATATACATTTTAGCACTAACCAATTTTCATACCAAGATTTTGAAGAGTGCGGAATTGCAGTATCTTATACAAGTGGTACAAGTGTAGAAGCAGTTATACATGGGACCCCAGTAATCGCATTAGATCAAGGAAATTTTGCATGGGATATCTCTAGCAAAGATATTAATAATATAATAAAACCTGTACTTGCTGAAACAGCAGATGTAAATCAATGGTTAAATGATCTTGCATACAGTCAATGGACTGTTGATGAAATTCGTTCTGGTACTGCTTGGGATCATATTAGACAAGTAATTAAGGCCGACTAATGAAAAATGTAATAGCCTATTTAAAATCTGTACCTAACGAAAAAAATTTAGAAAAACTTGAGGTATTAGAAAACTTTATTTCTGGAGTTAATAAGTCTAACGATATTGGCGTGCTTTCTGATACTACAAAAATAGAAACTTGTAATCTAGCAGTAATACAGGGGTTTGTACACGAAGATAGTAGAAAAAGTCACCATTTAAATTTAAGAAAAGATATTTTAAAAAAGCAAGCAGATGAAAATAATCATACATTAATTATTGATAGTAACTTATTTTTATCATACGATCCTGGAAACTCAAAACATTATTTACGTTACAGCTTTGATGGAGTGTTTCCTACTACTGGTAATTACTTTTGGGATAATCCTGATCCACAACGATGGAATACTATATCAAAAAATTTAAATATCACAGTAAAAGATTGGCGCTTAACCGGCAATCATATTCTTATATGTCTACAACGCAACGGAGGCTGGAGTATGAAAGGTCTAAATGTAATGGACTGGTTAAACGAAACGGTAAAAGAAATCCGTAAGTATAGTGATAGACCTATTATTGTAAGAGCGCACCCAGGCGACCGAAATGCACGTAAATATCTAAAAAAAGACAAACGTTGGAAAATAAGTGATTCTGAAAGTATATTACAGGATCTAGAGAATGCATGGGCGACTATAACTTATAATAGCTCGCCTGGAGTTGTTAGTGCAATACAAGGTGTGCCGGTGTTTGTTACTGATCCAACTCCTATAATAAGCCAAGCATATGATGTTGCGAATACTAGATTAAAATTAATCGAAACTCCGGGCACATTTGACAGAATACAGTGGCTAAATAAATTATCTATGTGCCACTGGAATTTTGAAGAATTGTCAAATGGTACAGCATGGTCGCATATTAGGAAATATTTATGAGCTCAGTATCAATGTTAGCATTCCCGGCTCCTGTAAGTAAACTATATTATCATTGGAATAAAGGTATAGAACTTTGTGGAGATAAACTTATACATCTAGATACACATCCAGTTGATTTAAAAAACATTCCGAAGGTTGATTGTTTTTACCAAACTAACATGTTAAAGCCAAAGCATACTACTAGCAGACGAGCACCAGTACAAGGTAACCTATACCAATATATCTTAGATAGTAAAAAACCATTTATTGTCTCAGAAAGCAATCCATTTAGAAAATATAATGGCTGGACGAGATTTGGTTGGTGGAGTTATAAATGGACAGATGCAAATTGTAATAATGACGATGTTGGTCCCGAACGATGGAATGTGTATGAAAAATCTACCGGTATTACTTTTAAAGACTGGCATAGTCCTGGCGATGCTATACTTATAATGTGCCAGAAAGAAAATGACAGTTCTTTAATTAATTTATATAAAGATTATAAAACCTTTTACGATTGGGTAATCGATGTGATTAAGACTGTTAGAAAATATTCAGATCGTCCAATAGTTGTACGGCCGCATCCTAAGAATGAAAAAAGAAGCTCAGCTGCAATACAAAATCATGTGCTTAGTAAGAATATAAAAGGAATAAGTCTGAGTAAAAATAAGTCGTTAGGTGGAAATCAAGGCGGCGAAGCACTAGACAAAGATTTACAAAATGCTTATTGTGTGATTACATATAACAGCTTGAGTGGAGTGGAAGCAGTTGAAGCTGGTATACCTGTATTTGCAATGGAAAACGGAAGTATGGCTTATCCAGTAGCACATACAGATTTGAGTCAAATAGAACATTTAAATTATGATATAGATTTGCAGGAATGGAAAAATAAAATTGCATATACTATATGGAATAAATATGAAGTCCAGAACGGATTATGCTGGGACCACTTAAAAGGAGTTTACTTTAAATGAAACTAGAATTTGGAAGCGGAGAGAAACCTACAAAAGAAGGGTTTAAAACATGCGATATTAGAGACGTACCGGGCGTAGATTTTGTATGTCCTGCATGGGATATAGACAAATTAGTTGAAGAAAATACAGTGCAAGAAATATTTTCTAGACATTTCTTTGAACATCTAACATTTAAGCAAGGTGAAAAAATGCTAGAAGTTTGGCATAAGATATTAGTACCTGGCGGTAAATGTGAAATGATGTTGCCCAATATGACATTTCATATCGAGCAATGGAGAAGACGAAGCACTGATCGAGAAATAAAACATGCTAATGCTGGCTTTTGGGGTTGGCAAAGAGGAACATTTGATGACGTATGGGATGTTCATAAAAGCGGCTATGATAAAGAGTTACTTATGCCTATTGTAAAAAAATATAATTTTGTAAATATTACTAGTCATGCAAAGCCAATGAACAAACATTTACACTTATCTTTTTACAAAAAATAATCCAGTATTTCTTACCCAAGCTTTATTTTTACCTTTTGTATTAATATTCATTGTACTTGCTTTTCTAATTTTATTAGAAACTTTTAAGTCACATGTAAATCCATAACGATCGAACACATCGATCCAATATTCTTGTGTATTACAATTAACATGATGATGACCCTTTTTACCTGGCAACGCAAAAGTAATCAAAACATGTTTTCCTTTTTGAAAATCTTTCATATAATTATCTTGGTATTCTTCGTATACATGCTCTAAGAATTCTACACTCCAAACTAAATCTACTTCTAAATTAAATGGACTAGGTCCTTTTGTATAATCATGAATAGTAATTAAAGCAGGATCTACATCTTTTTCTACTTTATAATCTCCATCAATACCATAAGCATCGATGTTATTATCATGCGCAAGTTTAACCATTCCTGCAGGTCCGCATCCGATATCAAGCATTGTTTTTATCTTAAATTGTTTTTTAAGATAAATTAATGCACCATGATCTAAATGTGTTTTTCCTTTATGTCCACCTAAGTGGATGGGTAATTTATTTGCCATTCCAATGTTCCTCTGTTCTTTTAATTTTTAAATCACTAGCTTTTGATCTACCAGCGGCTTTGCGAGCGCCTTTCATGTGATCAATATACGCACCTAGTTCAGTATTAATAATAGGATGTCCTTCGCCTTTAATTAATCCTTTGGCGTAGTCGTTGTTTTTAACACCAAATTTAGATTCGTGCCACTTGCGTACCACATCAAATATATAACTATCGTGCCATTCTTTTTCTTTGAATATACCGTTTTCAGCATCTTCGTACATACGTTCAAACTCATTAAAGAACGGTAATGCATACACATGTTTAAGATTCATACTGTACCATCCGCACTCTGTATACTTACCTCCGCGTCCTGCATAAGATAAAAATACATCATTAGGTATAAAGTTTTCAAAAAACTCCAACGGCATTTTGTTATGTACAATTGTATCTGCATCCATCCATATAAGAATGTCACTACCACATGTACGTGCAGCATCTAGAACTGCATACACTTTATTAGCAAATCGTATTGCATCCCATTTAAATTTTTTCTTAGCATCAGGCCGTTTCATGTCAGGACCTTGACCATTTGCTCTTGGATCGTTACGCCAGCACTCTTTAAAAAAAACTAACTTAGGTAGTTTTGTATGATGGTCAACTATTGTTATTTGATTAGGATCAGGATTAATAGGATTACAATCTTCAGCATACGCAATCATCTTAACACGTTTATCTACATATTTGTGAAAAGAATTTAAAAAGTTTTGTGCATACACATCTAGTCCTGGCTTATGAAACGTTGTTACTACTGTTATTTCTTTCATTGACATATCCTATTAAGTGTGTTATATTTAACTATGAACTTTAAATTATGGAGAGAACATGGAGCGCAGAATGCCGGTCCCGTTTTTGATGCTTTTGAGCATTCTTGTATTAATAATGGGCACACTATTAGTAGTAATACTAGCTATCACCATACCGATTGCCATGTTATTTGGAGTGTGCTTTTTCACGGTCGAATGGCTCGTAACAAAGATATTTGGGCCAATAGTGTTAGAGATAATAAAGCAATCATCGTCCTCGAAGTCGGAGGAATCAAACGAGGCACAACCTGGAAAGTTGCAACCAACGGGATCAACCGTGATGCCTTCTTCGGTGACAAAGGCAATGACAGTAAACGAGCAAAAGCACTAGGTTTAGAGTTAAAACCATGGCGAACAGATGGCGAATATATTTTGTTATGTGGGCAACATGATAAGAGTCTACAGTGGCACAATATGCCCAGTATGAGCAATTGGTTTTTAGATACCTATGATGAAATACGCAAACATACTGACCGACCTATACTATTTAGGCCGCACCCTCGTTGCAGACTACCGCATATTGAACGTGGACTTAAAAACGTTATACGACAAGACCCTACACACCTAAGAGGTACATATGACGACTTTGATATGGCGTTTGACAACGTATGGGCTACTGTAAGCTTCAGTAGCAATCCTGGTATACATAGTATCATAAACGGAGTTCCAGCGTTTGTAGGCACCAGCTCGTTAGCGTATGACGTCGGTAATGACATAGACTTTATGCATAATATAGAACATCCGCTTATGCCCAATAGACAGCAATGGTTAAATGATTACGCCTGGACAGAATACACAGTAGAAGAAATAGCAAATGGCTTACCTCTTGCACAACTAGAAAGTAAATTATGTTAGAATCAATTGAAGATTGTTTAGAACATCTTGTGTTTAATACAACTAAGAATGTACTGTTAGAAGATGATGTAACTATTGTAACTAGTATTGCTAGACAAGTTTCACGGGGAATGGCTCTTACTGATCGTCAATATAATTTAATGCAAGAAAAACTATCTGTGTATAGTAAAGATTTTAAGGAATTAAACTTTAGTGCAGCATTACACAATACTCGTCAGCCATTACGTGATATAGATAGATCAAAAACTATTACAATAGAAGATGATAATATTAAAGTTAGATTTCCGTTTAGTAAAAAACTTATTAGTAAAATTAATGATATAATTAGAAAAGTTGATCAACGTTCATACAGTCACGAACGATCGTCACACGAACACTTTTTTATGTTAACTGAAAAGAACACAGTCTTACTATTAGATAAATTTATTGACAGTAGCTTTATAATAGATAAACAATTAGTAGAATTTTATAATAAAATATTAGAAATTAAAACATCTCCTTTACAGCATTTGCCAGCATATCATAACGGCATGTTGTATAATATATCTGACGAGTTAAAAGACACAATTAAAAAAGAAACAAATAACGACATTAGAAAAATTGTAGACAGACATAGACGATACGGTTTAGTTAATCTTGACAAACGTGATTCTACAAATAATATTTTAGATGAAATTGTTTATCGGCCGTCTAGTGAAATAATAATTACTGATGATAATCACAGTTTGCCAAATATTATTAATTCAATCGATGCACTAGATAGATTCCCGTTGCTTGTAATCGCAGGTCAAGGCAAAGAACACGAGCATGTACTCAAAACATTTTACGCACTTGACGGAATAATTAAACCAGAAGAGCAAAATGTATTCTTTAGAGATGAAGGTTCGTCAAAGCTAAATGAATTTATTATTGACAAAAAACTCAATAGAGACATTGACAAACACACAAAAGTAGTGTATATTAAAGCTAACAAGTTTCCAAAAGTATTATTAAAAATTGATTGGAAGCCCGTTGCAGCAATAGTGTTTGATAGTACAGCACAACAATATAAAAAGTCACATCATCATTATATTACTAATATGTGTGACTTGATTATTCATCGTACTGACAATCGTTATCAGACTGCAATGTATAACAAATGGTGGAGTGTATGAGTAGTTGTAAACTAATCATTGAAGATGAAGTAAACATTAAGATCGAAGGTCTTGATGTAGATGTGCGTCGAAAACTAGCAAACGCTCTCAAGTTTGAAGTACCGTATGCAAAGCATATGCCACAGTATAAACTAGGACGCTGGGATGGCAAAGTTGCTTTCTTTGGTATCGGTGGTACTGGCTATGTTAATCATCTTAACGTAGTACAGGAAGTACTTGCTAAGAACAAAGTACAGATTGTTGACATTGAAGATCGCAGACATCCTATACAATTAGACTTTAAACCAGTAACAGAAAACTACTGGAAGGATCAAGGCGTTGTATGGCCTGAGGGTCATCCAGCAGAAGGTGAAGATATTATTCTACGTGACTATCAAGTAGAAGCAATTAATAACTTTATTAATAATCCACAGAGCTTGCAACAGATTGCTACTGGCGCAGGTAAAACAATTACAACAGCAACGTTGTCACATATAAGCGAGCCGTATGGTAGAAGTCTTGTGATTGTTCCTAACAAGTCGTTAGTAGAACAAACAGAAGAGGACTATATTAACTGCGGCTTGGACGTAGGTGTGTACTTCGGCGATAGAAAGAACCTAGGTAAGACTCACACTATATGCACTTGGCAGAGTTTGAATATTCTCGACAAGAAGCATAAGGATGGCTCAGCAGTGTTATCACTTGCAGAGTTCCTAGAAGGTGTTAGCACTGTTATCGTCGATGAGGTACACCAAGCGAAGGCAGAGGTTCTCAAGAACCTGCTTACACGCAACCTACGGAATGCACCCATTCGTTGGGGACTCACTGGCACAGTGCCAAGAGAGAAGTTTGAGTTTGAAAGTATTCATGCTTCGCTAGGCCCGGTCATTGGACAGATTAGTGCTAAAGAATTGCAAGACAAAGGTGTGCTTGCAGCATGCCATGTTAATGTAGTGCAGTTAATAGACACAGTAGCACATGCAGGTTATCAAGAAGAATTAAAATATCTAACAACAAATACAGAACGATTAGAGTACATAGGCAAATTATTAAACAATGTAAAAAATTCAGGCAACACATTAATATTAGTAGACAGAATTAGTGCAGGCGAAGCACTAGCAGAACTCATCCCAGACAGTACCTTTGTTAGCGGTGCTGTTAAAAATAAAGATAGGAAAGAAACATATGACACAATTCGTGAAGGAACTAACGAAGTTATTATCGCAACCTATGGAGTTGCTGCCGTGGGTCTTAACATTCCTCGTATCTTTAACTTGGTTCTTTTGGAGCCTGGAAAAAGTTTCGTAAGAGTAATTCAGTCAATTGGTAGAGGTGTAAGAAAGGCAAAGGATAAAGACTTCGTGCAAATATGGGACTTGACATCTACATGCAAGTTTGCGAAGCGGCACCTTACACAGCGTAAAAAGTTTTACAAAGAGGCGCAGTACCCATTTACCATAGAAAAGGTAGATTGGAAATAAAATGAGAATATTAACTTTAGAAAATAAATGCTTCAACTTAGATGACTTGCCTGATAAACTAGAAGATGATATACGCTTTAGTGTATTAGATAATAGTGATACTAAAGAGCCAGACTTCTTTTTTATGCCGCTGGTCTTTTTAGAATCGTTCAGCTCACCTGCAATGGTATTACGCATTGGCGATAAAGAAATTACTATGCCAGTTGATTGGAGTGTAGCAGTAGGCTGCTCCGAAAGTGGTAACGACATTGAGATACTTCCGCTAACTAGTTTAAATGATAGAGGTTTTGAAGCATTTGTTTTTAATCCTTTGACTAGTTATAAAGTTGACTTTAAGCCATTAGAGATTGTTAATTTTTACACAGATGTAAAATGGTACTTTCCTAAAATGAAAAACGGACAATTACTGTCAACTCCGTTAGCTGAAGGTGATGATCCAATGTGTGCGTTCTTTGTAAAAGATATTTCAAAACAATGTGAGGTAATTGAATATGGAAAACTATTATGACAGAAATTTTATTTAAGGATATACCATTTGTTAGGGGACAATATATAGACACTAACTTATGTGATAAAATTATAAAGTTTTTTGAAAAAAGCAGCGATTTACATGGTCCTGGTTTAGTTGGCGGTGGCCTAAGAGAAGAGTTTAAAAAAAGTACAGACTTTGATATCGGCCATACTCCATACGCAATGGAATATTTTCACGAGCTACAAACAGTAGTTGATATGTATATAGATGAATACCCAGAATCTAATTCATTGAGTCCATTTATAATTATGGAAGGAACTAATATCCAACGTTATCATCCTAGTGAAGGATTTTACGGATGGCATTGCGAACGTGACGGCAGTGTTCCTCTAATACAAGATAGGCATTTAGTTTTTATGACATATTTAAATGATATCGAAGATGAAGGCGAAACAGAGTTTCTTTATCAAAAATTAAAAATAAAACCTAAAAAAGGTCTTACAATAATATGGCCAGCTGATTGGACATTTACGCATAGAGGAATTACTTCACCGACTGAAACAAAGTATATTGTAACTGGATGGTTTAATTTTGTCTCATCGGAAATATATAATGAAAGGATGAATAACTAATGAAAGCAGGAAAAATTTGGGGTCAAACAGAATTGATCCACGCAAACGGCGTACTAGAGTTTCACCGTATCGAATACAAAGCAGGATTTAAATGTTCAGAACACGAACATCAATTTAAATGGAATGGCTTCTTTGTAGAGTCAGGTAAGATGCTTGTGCGTGTATGGCAAGATGATCAAGGTTTGTTAGACGAAACTATTCTCGAAGCAGGCGACTTTACACAAGTAAAGCCCGGCAAGATTCACCAGTTCGAAGGTCTAGAAGACGGTGTCGCTTTTGAACTATACTGGGCAGAATTTAATCATGACGATATAGTGAGGCGTACCAGTGGAACCGTGGTTGAAAAAAGATCCAAAAACAAATAAACTTATACCTGGACAGCCTTTGATATACGAAAGAGCAAATGGTGTAGTTTATGCAAAGTATAGAGATCCGCCTTACACAGATATACCTCGTTGGGTAATTGGCGGAGATCCAGGCGCCGTTGCTCGAGCCCAAGGTAGGTTGTTAGACTATAGCGAATGGCTAGAACTGTGCGACTTGGTAGAAGCTAATCCTACTCTTAAAAAATTAATGGATCAACTTATTACTACTTACTATATAATTAAGGATGATAAATGAGAATTATTGCAGGACCGTGTCAACACGAATCGTTAGCGCAATCTGCTGCTATTGCAAAAGAATGTAAACGTGTATGTGATAAATTAGGTATTGAATACTATTTCAAAGCTAGTTATGATAAAGCAAATCGTACAAGTGCAAACGGCATTCGCGGCATGGGAATGGATGCTACACTTACAGATTTCCTTGCTATAAAAAAACAATATAATGTAAAGACACTTACTGACGTACATGATGTTATGCAGGTAAATGCTATTGCAAATCAATATAACGAAGCAGTAGATGTACTACAGATTCCTGCATTCCTATGTAGACAGACTGATCTTATTACAGCAGCATGTGCAACAGACAAAGTTGTAAATATTAAAAAAGGCCAGTTCTTAGCGCCTTGGGATATGCAAGGTGTGCTAAGTAAGACTACAGACGCTAAAGAAGTCTGGGTAACAGAGAGAGGAACTAGTTTTGGATACAATACCCTTGTTGTTGATTATTCAGGTCTTGATTGGATGCTCCGCAATCTTGATGTGCCTGTTGTGTATGATTGTACACACTCTGCCCAAAAACCCGGCGGGCAGGGTAGTAGCTCAGGCGGGAATCGTGATCTTGTTCCTGGGTTCGCTCGTAGCGGGGCTGCTCTCGGGATTTCAAATTTCTTCCTCGAAGTACACGAACTGCCTGATAACGCACCATCAGACGGTCCGAATATGCTTCGACTAGAAGACTTTGAGGAGGTGGTACGTGACATCGTCAGCTATTCTTATACCCGCTAGATATCACAGCACACGCTTTCCAGGTAAGCCTCTATGCATGTTAGATGGCAAGACTATGATACAACGTGTCGTTGAAGCATGTAAGCAAACAGATTATGATGTGTACGTGCTTACCGATCACAAGTTAATTGCCCAAGCAGCTCAAGCAGCAGGCGCAGACTTTTTTATCGATAGTGAACCTTATGAGAACGGCACTGAAAGAGTAGCAGGCGCAATACGTAGTCGTAAGTTTAACGAGTACGATCAGTTTGTGAACGTGCAAGGCGATATGCCTGATGTAACACCAGAGTGTATTGATAAGTGCATGTGGCACTTAAAAAACTATCCAGTGACAACAGTGTTTACAGAGATGCCAGAAGCTATGCAAAACGATCCTAACTCAGTCAAGTTAGTAAGAGCAGGTGACCAAGCACTATGGTTTGGTAGAGGCATGACTGGCTATGGCGACTGGCACTTGGGTGTGTATGGATATAAATTAAATCCTTTACATATGTACCATAGATTGAATGTTACAAAAGAAGAACGTGTAGAAAAATTAGAACAACTACGCTGGCTAAAAAGTGGTTGGCAAATTGGTTGTTTGAGTGTATACTTTAAAGGTATAGAGATAAACGCACCTGAGGATGTAGACGCTTGGCACAAAAATTACCAGTAAAAGATGTACTTGCTGCATTAGATATGAATGCAAAGAATATCTATAATGAACTAGACGATAGCGAAAAAAAGCAAGTAGCATTCTGGTTACTCAATCGTTATATGGCAAGTGTACAAGGCAACAGAGAAAAACAAGAACTAGCAGTATTCAAAACAAATGAATACTATAATAAAAATTATAATGAGATACAAAGTAAACATAAAAACTTGTTATGGCAGTTACTTTGTATCTCTGGTAATACAGGTAAGATAGAATATCATCCTTGGATTGGATTTAAGAAAAAAACAGGTGGCAATAATAATGCTATTAACTTCTTACAAAAAATATATCCAAACATGAAACTAGACGAGATTGAATTACTTGCTACTCAATATACAAAAAAAGAACTCAAACAGCTGGCTGAAGAGTATAACATTGACATCAAACTCTAAGCCATATGTATGCGAATACTGCGGTAGTGGATATGTAAGAGAAAAAACTCTTGCAGCGCATATGTGTGAAAAGAAGCGCAGAGCATTACAAAAAGATGAGAAGCGAGTACGCTATGGTTATTATGCATTTCAACGTTTCTATAAACTAAGCGCAGGTACTAAGAAAGAAAAAACATACCAAGACTTTTGCAATAGTCAGTATTATAATGCATTTGTAAAGTTTGGATCTTTTCTTAATAATGTCAAACCTTTGTATCCAGAAAAGTATATTGATCATGTTGTTACTAGCGGAGTTAAACTTGATCATTGGTGTAAAGAAGAAATGTATGAAGCATATGCACTACAGGTTATATTAAAAGAAGATGTAGCCACAGCACTCGAACGTGCAGTAAAGACAATGTCAGAATGGGCTGACGAGCATAAACCTGCACCGTGGAATCATTACTTTCAACATGTCAGTGCTAACAGAGCAGTGTGGCATATTAAGGATGGTAAAATATCACCTTGGCTCATATTGAATTGTAAAACAGGTAAGCAGATGTTAAGTACATTTAACGATGAGCAACTTGAATTAGTATACCACGTAATTAATCCCGAACACTGGGCAATGCGATTTAATCGTAATCCAAAAGATGTAGAACTTGTTAAACAAGTTGCACAAGAAGCAAAACTATAAAGGAATAAAAATGAAATTAGTATATCATCCAAATAAAGTATTAGAAACAAGATGTGATGAAATTGATTTAGAAAATCTACAATTTAATCCAAAAGAACTAAAAGAAGAAGCAGTGGATTATATGCGTAGTCACAACGGAATTGGCATGAGCTGTAACCAAGTTGGCATTACTGACGCACGTTGGTTTGTAATGCAAACAATGGACAAGACACAGTCAATTTTATGCATGAACCCAACTATTTTACAACACACTGCTGAGACAAATGTAGTTGAAGAAGGTTGCATGAGTTTTCCAAATGTATGGATGAAGATCAAGCGTCCTAGAGAAATACTTGTACACTTTTTTGATGAAGACTGTGTAGAGCAGGTATTTAAAATGGACGATGTAAACTCTCGCATCTATCAGCATGAGTTAGATCATACACTAGGTATTACATTCAAAGATAGAGTAACAAATGCTAAATGGGATCTAGCATCACGTAAAGCAAACAAAATAAACAAACGATTAGCTGATGCCTGATATTGATATTGACTTTGCAGATAGAGATGTAATACTTTCTCAAATCAAACACAGGGTTGCAAAGCTAGACACAGATAAAAAACATAACACTGGTGTGTATGTAACTGAGTGTCCGCACAACCCTGTTGATAATCTGTCAACAGTTGATTACAAGACCGCAGAAGAACGTGGATACTTTAAACTAGACTTTCTTAACGTAAGCATATACAAAGACGTTAAGAACGATGAACATCTACAACAACTAATGAATCGAGAACCAATATGGGAACTTCTAAAGCACAAGGACTTCGTGGATCAAGTGTTCCATCTAAGCGGACACGAAGTTCTCTTGAAACAGTTGAGTCCCTCGTCGGTACTCCAGCTGGCAGCTGGCCTGAGTATTATACGTCCAGCAAAAAGGCACCTAGCAAACGAAAGCTGGGAAACAATACTAAAGGAAGTTTGGACAAAGCCGACAAACGGTGAGTACTATTTTAAGAAAGCACACGCGGTGTCATATGCAATGGCTTGTGTAGTGCATATGAATTTACTTTGTGAGGAATTAAACAATGACAAAAACAGTTGAATGGAGTTTAACAACACCAAGCACTGAAGAAAATTGGTGCTACAACCATAATGTACTAACCCCTGAGGGATGTAAGTTTATTGCCGATAAGTCAAAAGACGATGTATATACAGCTCGTGTAGCAACTCACGGTGACTATGAGTCGGTTGAAAATACTAACATTAGAAGTAGTTTTATAACAATGTTAGATTCATCTGACCCAGAGCTTGAATGGGCGTTTCGTGAATGTACCTCTCAAGTGTTAACTCTTAACGATAATTTCTTTCACTTAGATATAGAAAAAATAGAATGTCTACAATATGGTGAGTACAGAGAAACAGATAACGGACATTTTGATAGACATATTGATGCATTAAGATTTTCATCAGGTGGGTTTCGTAAATTAAGTTTTTCGATACAGTTATCGGATCCATCAGAGTACGAAGGTGGAGATCTTTTACTTCACTATGGTCCTGAAGGAGTAACTTCGCCTAAAGAACAAGGAACTATGATTATGTTTCCTTCCACAATGTTGCATGAAGTTACACCGGTTACCCGTGGTGTCCGTAGATCATTAGTTGGATGGGTATTAGGCCCAAGATTAAAATAAAGTTATGTCTTAGGCTTACGCACTAGCTGTATTGCTTTACGTTTGATACGCTTCATAGATAAATTACTTAAATTTACTGTCGGACCTATTGTAACATTAACATCTTTTGAATTCATTGTCATAATAATATATCTAAATTGTTCAAGATCTTTTTTCAAAAAGATATTAATAGGAATCAATCTGTTTGATTCCCACCACCATATTTCACCTAACTGTAAAAATAACCGCTTTTGTTCATCGCCTTTTATGTCCGGATAAACGTACATACTGGTAACCCATTGATCTTGATTAATGATTATACCAATATATTCGTTGCCACCGTACTGTACTACGCTTAAAAATGGAAAATTTTCTTTAATATCTTTTAATAACAACCTAAATCCAATAAATACATACATGCAACTTGTATCAAGGTATTTAGTAAAAAATAATATAACCGTCATTGCTAATGACGCAGGATTCATCACGGAGTATAGACCAGTGTATAATAGACAAATTCAGCTGTATAGAGGTATTGAGAATAAACTAGATTTTAGAATTCTTAACGCAGATCAAAAGCCAGTAGACATTAGTAACTACACTGTGCATCTTAAAATGTTTGATGAGAATAAAACATTAATAGTAGATGTACCGGGTACCATACTAGACGATGGCAGCACAGTTACACGAGGAATGATTGTAGTAACTATATCAGCAAGTGACTTGTTGAGTATTAAAGATCAATATGTAACCTATACGCTTCTTGTGCAAGATGAAACGAACGGTACTCGATTAACATACAGTGACACAAACTTTGGCGCTGCTGGCATAGCAAAAGTAAGATCAGATGCAATGCCAGGTGTAATGCCTGCTAGATCTATTACAAGCTTCTTTGCTGGCAACGAGGATTGGGTAAGTAATGCATTTGATGCAGAGCCTGCTAAAAATGGTAACACAGCATTACATACAGCAGCATTATACCTAGACGGATATGTTGGTAAGATAATTGTTGAATGTTCGTTAAATAATTCTCTTGATGGTAACGAGTCGTGGAGCAACGTTGCAGAGATAGATTGCGACGGAACTGAGACAGACCCAGTGCCATTAAACTACTTTGGCGTATTTAATTATACACGTTTCAAAACATCTGCAAATCCAACAGATACTATTACAAAGATTCTAGTTAGAAACTAATTGACAACATAACAAACGATGTTATAATTATAACATGAGCACCGTATCTGATACAGTTAATACATTCTTGCCTGGTAAACGTAAAACTACTCCTAGTGGGTGGACAGCGTTTAATGCTCCCTGTTGTATACACAATGGAGAGTCAATCGATAAAAAGGCTCGCGGCGGTCTCATAACAGAAGGTGATACAGTCAGCTATCACTGCTTCAACTGCGGCTATAAGTGCAGTTGGCAACCTGGTAGACCATTCTCAAACAAAATGCGTAAATTCCTACAATGGTTAGGAGCCCCTGATGATATAATCAACAAGGTGGCACTCGATGTGATGAGAGAGAATGAAGGAGTAGCAGTACAGTCAAGAATAGCTGAACTGCCAACCTTTGATACTGTTCCACTTCCAAGTGATGCGGAAAGAATTGCTGACATAATCAAACCCAGCCCGCACTGCATGAATGTACTAGAATATATGGTACAGCGTGGACTGCATCTTAACGATGTAGATTATTATTGGTCACCTAGCTTAGGGTATCGAGACAGACTGATTGTGCCATTCTTCTATGAAGGTAGAATTGTAGGATGGACTGCTCGAAGCGTACTTCCGGATAAGAAACCTAAATACTTAACGGAAGTACAGCCCGGGTTTGTGTATGGACTAGACAAACAAACTTACAACAAAGAGTTTGCTATTGTATGTGAAGGTCAGATTGATGCTATACACGTCGACGGGTGTGCATTAGGCGGAAGTGAAATAAGTGATCAACAAAGTTTACTGTTAAACCGTTTGCAAAAAGATATTGTAGTTGTACCAGATAGAGATAAAGCAGGCAGTAAACTAGTTGAACGTGCAATTGAATTAGGATGGAGTGTAAGCTTGCCAGACTGGTCATCAGAGATAAATGATATTAGTGATTGTGTAGATAAGTACGGTAGACTATACGCACTCTACAGTATAGCAATAGCAGCAGAGAGCTCGCCTCTAAAGATAAGATTGAAAGCAAAGAAATGGTTCGTTTAATTCAAATACTAATATGGCCGTATACATATGTACGTGACGAAATACGTTTTAGAAAACGGCTGAAGGAACTACGTAAAAAAGATCCGTTTATATACAGATGATACAACGTATTTTAGATTACGCAATGACTACTAAACTGTTTTGGCGGGTATGGCTTTGGTGGGGTATTAAAGAAGCTCGCAAACGTAGAATAGAAAGTGAACAGCGTTTAGCAGCAATGCCTAAACTATCACTAGAAGAGTATTGGGAGAAAGAAAGCAATGATAGAAATAATAATTTATAACATACTATTCTGGGTGCCATACATTTGGTTATGTAGTCTGCCCGAGCGCATGTTTGAATATGCTATGAAGGACGACAATGGAAACTAATATTCTTAAAACCACACAGATGCTACAAGGTAATAGTGCTCAGCCTATGAATCAAGGCGATAAGTCTGTGCAGGGCAACGCAAAGAATGCCCCGTTCAATCCACACACTTATCCCAATTCAGAAAATGTTACGCCACCAGTAGGCAAAGCAGCAGTGCGTGTAGTAGAACCGTCTACAAGGGCAGCAGTAAGAATGAGCCCTACAGAATTATATCATAAGAAAAAAGAACAGATGGACTACGAGATGCGACAAGCTATCTTAGTAGAATACCGCAAGGATGGTTCAATTAAACCACCTGAGCTTGACACAGGAACAAACGTAGATATCGAAGTATGATCACTTGGGGTGTAAGTGCTAATAGCCACGACGCTGCTCTAGCCGTGTTTGATAATGACCAACTACTCTTTGCAAGCCATAGTGAAAGATTCAGTGGCATAAAGAACGATGCTCATCTTAATCAAGCAATGATTGACTATGTACTTACAGAGTACAGTGATCCCGGACAAGTGATATGGTATGAAAGACCATTTGTAAAAACTCTTAGACAACTGCGAGCAGGACAAGGATGGAACTATGATAAAAACAATATTCGTAAATATCTTCAATCTTACGGGATACATGCTCCTGTTAAGTATACTGATCATCATCTTGCCCATGCTGCTGCCGGCTATTATACTAGTCCTTTTGACCAAGCCACTGTTGTTTGCATTGACAGTATTGGAGAGTTTGACACGCTCACTATATGGGATGCTAACGGCAGTGACCTCAAGCGCATCTACAAACAAACGTACCCACATTCGATAGGCTTATGGTATAGTGCTATGACACAGCGCATAGGTCTTAAGCCACAAGAAGACGAGTACATACTGATGGGTATGGCAGCATATGGCAACCCGCAACGTTTCTTTAACGAGATACTACATGAATTCTTTCATCCTGTAGATGGCCACAGCTGGTTAGATATATTTTATAATAAGCCTAGAGTTAAGATGCGTCATAATTTACATAGAGGATGTATGTGGTGGAGACCCGAGCTTAACGCTATACAAGATCTATTTGACATTGCTGCTGCTGTACAAGCGATATATAGTTACTTACTAAAGTACGTTAGCAACTGGGCTAGATGGAAATCGACATCAGGTAATCTTGTTCTTATGGGAGGCTGTGCATTAAACTGTAGTGCAAACAGCAGCATAAAATCAGATTGGAACAACGTATGGATAATGCCAAACCCGGGCGATGCTGGCAGTGCTGTAGGGTGTGTGCTTGCACATACAAACAAACATATAAAAATGGACAATGCATTTTTAGGATATAATATACAAGGAGAATATCCAGTTGACAAAATCATCAAAGAACTTACCCAAACTGGCATCTGCGGAGTCGCGTCGGGTAGGGCAGAATTTGGCCCGAGGGCTTTTGGTAATCGTAGTCTTCTTGCTGATCCTCGTGGGAACGACATCAAAGACAGAGTCAATGACATTAAGAAAAGACAACAGTTCAGACCCTTCGCTCCAGTGGTGCTTAGTGAACATGCAGATGCAAACTTTGACGGATACTACAATAACTATATGCAGTTTACCTCAACCTGTAAGCATCCAGACCTGTACCCTGCCATCTGTCACGCAGACGGAACAAGCAGAGTCCAAACAGTTGAACCAGATGGCAGTGGTATACGACAACTGCTAGAGGCTTGGTACAAGCATACAGGCTGTCCAATGCTACTTAATACGTCACTAAATATCAAAGGCAAACCGATGGTTAATGACTTGACAGATGCAAAAGAGTTTGCTATAATGTATGGAGTAGAGGTGTTTTCATGACAAGACAAAATACAGACTATGGGTATGAGATACAGAAGGTGTATCTTGAAATGATGATGACAGACGCTGAGTCGTTTGTTAGAGCCCAGGCGGTATTTGACCCTGGTAGCTTTGATAGGCGCTTGCAAGATACTGCAACGTTTCTAAATGATTATGTTATTGAGCATAACGCATTGCCTACGTTCGATATGATTAATGCAGCAACTGACGGACAGTTGAAACACCCGGGCGACTTACAAGAGAATCACTATGACTGGCTACTAAAAGAGTTTGAAACGTTTAGTAAGCACAAAGCATTAGAAGCAGCAATCCTTAAGAGTGCTGACTTGCTAGAGTCAGGTGAGTATGGTGCATGTGAGGATCTAGTAAAGAAGGCTGTACAGATAGGCTTACAAAAAGACCTAGGTACAGACTACTGGGCTGACCCTAGAGGCAGACTAGAAGCAATCAAAGACAAGAACGGACAGATAAGCACAGGCTGGCCCAGCTTAGATAAGAAACTATTCGGTGGGTTCAACAGAGGTGAGCTTAATATCTTCGCAGGTGGCTCTGGGTCTGGTAAGAGTTTGTTCCTGGCTAACATGGGCGTGAACTGGGCACTGGCAGGTCTTAACGTAGTTTATTTAACGTTTGAGCTTTCAGAGAACTTGGTTAGTATGAGGGTCGACTCAATGACCACAGACATCCCCAGCAGAGATGTATTCAAGAGCATTGATGATGTTGAGATGAAGGTTAAGATGATTGGTAAGAAGTCGGGGGCCTTTCAAGTTAAGTACATGCCCACTGGTAAAAATGCCAATGACATCCGCTCATATTTAAAAGAGTATGAAATAAAAACAGGCAAAAAGGTAGACGTATTGCTTGTAGACTACTTGGATCTTATGCACCCTATTGCTGCAAAGATATCTGCAGAGAATTTGTTTGTGAAAGACAAGTACGTATCAGAAGAGCTACGTAACCTAGCAATGGAACTACAGTGTATCTTTGTTACAGCGTCACAGCTAAACAGAAGCTCAGTAGAAGAGATTGAGTTTGATCACTCGCATATCTCGGGTGGTATTTCAAAGATCAATACAGCAGATAACTTGATTGGTATCTTTACAAGTAGAGCTATGCGTGAGCGTGGACGCTATCAGATTCAGCTTATGAAGACACGTTCATCAAGTGGTGTAGGACAAAAGATTGATCTAGAGTTTGATCTAGACAGTTTGCGTATACGTGACTGTGAGCAAGATGGTGATGATGACTATTCACCAAACACTACAACCACAAGCAGCAACATACTCAACAGCCTCAAACGCAATCCTACAACATCAGATGCACCAGATGAAGGCGCAAGCATAGGCAAAGTAAAAGCTGAAACAGATTCAACTAAACTACGCAGCTTCATCAACAACCTTGGCGGAGATTAAATGTTACAAAAACTAGACACCAACACTATTGAAGCAGTTATAAAAGATGATCCTGTGCGTCCTCATATCCCAGCTGAGTGGAGAAACGGCATTGGATCAGAAGTATACGGCTTATGGGATGAAGACTGTACACGCATATGTGCAGTGGTGTGTGTACACTACATGGACACAGTTCCCACAAGCGAACTAGAGATGCTACACGCAACAGGTGACAGTGTTGCCGTATTCTACACAGTATGGAGCTATGCTAAAGGCTCAGGTAGAGAGATTATCTTTAGTACTGCGGATCATATCAAACAAACTCGTCCTACAGTCAAACGATACGTAACACTAAGCCCTCTTACTGATATGGCAGAACGATTCCATCTACGCAACGGCGCGACATTGATCGGACGTTACGACACAGCGCAGAACTTCGAGTACCACGTATAAGCCGAACAAGCCGTGTAACGGCCTGCGCATATGCCAACAAGCACGAAGTGTTTGCTGCAAAAATTTTTTCATACTTAAATACACACTTAACTAGCATTCCAGTACACTGCTACAACTATCACGCATAATAAAAAAAAGAGTTCAACCTTAACGACAGACATATTCCGCCTAGGCGTTTTATATGGTTTTTAAAGGTTTTTAAAAAGATGGTTCTTTTTAGAGTAATTCAAAGTCCACAGAGTGCAGTTTCATAGTAGCTAGTGTACGATGCGCAACACAGTCAAACTCTAGTACACTCGACGAACTTTGATATGACTCTATTCTATGCTGTGTATACAGTTCTAAGCTGAGTGCGGCT